GGTGGTGGCGGCGGCAACACCAGCCTCGGCATAGCCGCCGCCGCCGCCGCCGCCGCCGCCGCCCTGGCTGGTGTTGCCGCCGCCACCACCGCCGCCGCCCCAGACGCGGGCCTTGATGCGGTAGACCCCGGCGGGGACCACCCAGCTGCCGGCGGCCGGCGCCACCTGCACCGTGCCGGCGAACAGGGTGCGCACGGCGCGCAGCACCTGGTCGTTCGCCGACTTGCTGCGGGTGACGCCGGCGGCGGCGAGGATCGCCGCCAGCTCCTCCTGCACCATGTTGAGCCACCAGGCCTGCACCAGGGTGCCCTGGTCCGACGGCAGCGCGGGATCGGCGAAATAGCCCTCGGTGCCCGCCGCGGGCGCGGCCGGCAGGGAGCCCGTGGCGGAGGCGTGGTCGACGCGGAACATGAGGGGGACTCCTGCGCCGGCCGGAACGAAGCCCCGCGCGGCGATGATTGCGAAAGTGACGCCTCGCGCGGCTTCGCCGCTGCCGGCGAGATGAGGACGTGGCGCCTCGCGCGGCTTCGCCGCTGCCGGCGAGATGAGGACGTGGCGCCTCGCGCGGCTTCGCCGCTGCCGGCGCTACGGCGGATAGCTGAAGGTGAGCACGGTGTGGGCCGGCTTGAGCCGGGTGAGCACGCATTCGGCCTGGCCGGTGACGAACTCGCCCAGGTGGTCGCCGGCCTCGGAGGCGCCGGCGCGGAAGTAGATGAGCTGGGTCGCCGGCAGCGCGACCTGCCAGGCGTGGTTGCCGAGCTCGGTGACCGTGCCGGTGATGCCGAGGGCCGCGCACACCGCCTCGAAATATGCCGGGGTGGCCGCGCCCTGGGCGGCGATCTTGGCGAGCAGGGCGCTGCGCCGGGCCTGCAGCGTGCTGCCGAGCGGAGTGCAGGGGTCGGGGAGGCCGTAGGCCGCCTCCCACCGCTCCAGCAGCTCGGCGGTCTGCGCCGGGTCGGACTCCCGCTCGGTCAGGTCGGCGGCGCGGATGTGCAGCGCGGCGAGGCCGTCGGCGAGGCCGGCGAGCAGGCGCATCAGCACGGTGTCGGCGTCGCCGGGGCCGGGCTGCGGCCAGGCGGGGCCGGTGGGCAGGTGGTCGGCGAGCGCCGCCTGGAACTCGGCCTGGCCGGCGGTGGCGTAGGGGTTAGGCATAGGTGATGGTCCCGAGCACCGGCAGCGAGAGGGTGCTGGCCTGCACGTCGGCCGACGGCACGGAGAGGGTGAAGCTGGCGACGCCGGCGGCGTTCTGGATCGCGGCGACGATCCTGCTGCGGGCGAGGAAGCCGGCCGGGTTGTCGGCGTCCACCCCGTCGCCGTAGACCACGTCGAGCTCCGGGCTCGATGCGTCGCCCGGCGTGGCGGCGCGGGCGAACAGGTCGGCCAGCTCGGCCGCGATGGCGGCCCGGGTGTCGGCGGTGTCGGGCACCAGGTCGGTGATGGTGATGTTCACCGTGGTGACGGCGAGACCCTCGACGGTGACCTCGGCGGTGACCGGGCGCAGCACGTCGAGCACCGCCTGCATGCCTGCGATGTCCGGCGAATCCGGGAAGGGATCGGCGCGGCCGTCCATCATGAAGGCCACCGTGACGGTGCCGGCGCCGAAGTAGAGCGGGTACACCCATGCGCGGGTGACGCCGGGCTGCGCCTTCATCCAGGCGATGTAGTCCATCGCGCTGCCGCCCGCCGGGGGCTCGCGCAGGCGGTAGAGCACGCGGGCGCGCAGGCTCTCGTCGGCCTCGGTGTCGGCGCCGCCGGTGGTGCCGCTCGCATCGAGCGCGGCGGCGGGATCGACGCCGGCGATCGCGGCGACCAGCGACAGCACGGCGCCGGCGCCGAGGTTGCCGGCGGCCCCCGGGGTGGTGGCGGTGACGGCGACGGTGGCGGTGCCGGCGGCCAGGGTGGCGAGGCTGTTGGTGGTGAACTCGGTGACGCCGTCGGAGGCGAGCAGCGCCGTCCCGGCCGGGATCTCCACGCCGGAGGTGCCGGTGAACACCGCGTTCCCCGCGGCCGCGACGGCGCCGGTGCGGACGATGCCGAGGATCCGCGCCCAGCGCTCGATGTAGTCGCCGCCGGCGAGGTCCGGCAGCAGGTTGGCCGCCATGTTGGCGAGGTAGCGGTACTCGCCGTGCGCCACGCCGGCCATGGCGTCGGCCAGGATGTTGGCGAGCGACCGCCGCAGGGCGGGGTCGGTGCCGAGCCGGCCGGCGATCGCGCTGCGCAGCTGCGCCCTCAGCTCCGCGAGCGTGGGGGTGGCGAAGCCGCTCATGCACGCCACCGGCGGGCATGAGCCGCGCGACAGCCGCGCCCGCAGGGCGTTGCGACAGCGCCTCCTGCATCAGGCATTCGAGCCTCCCAGCGTGACGGCCCAGGTGGTGGACCAGGCGGCGCCTTCGCGGCCGCGGCGGATGGTGATGGCGAGGTCGATGCGGCCGGGCAGCAGCTGCGTGGCAACGTCGACCGACTGGGCGACGCGGTCCTCGACCAGCCAGGCCAGCGCCTCGCGCGCGTAGGCCTCGGCCAGGCGGGCGGTGCGCGCGGTGGCGGTGGAGCGGCGCAGCAGCCACAGCCGCGAGCCGAGCCGGTCGGGCCGGGCCGGCGCGGTGGCGGCGTCGACCGGCAGGTCGCCCCACCAGCCGCGGCGGTCGGTGTCGCGCGGGTCGGGCAGCGCCTCGTCCGCCGCCGCGCGGGCGTCGGTGCCGAGGCTGAGGATCACCGCGGTGGCGAGCGAATCGTCGGCCAGCAGGTCGCCGGCGGCGACCGCCATGTCGGCGCGCTGCTCCGCCGCGTTCCAGGCGAGGGCGAGGTCGGTCATCCCCAGAACGACCCGGGCGGCTGGCGGCAGCCGGCGCAGGCCGGCATCGGCGCCACGTCGGCGCGCTCGATCCGCAGCGCCTGCGGGAACTCCAGCGCGACTGCCGCCAGCGCCGGGCGGCGCACCACGTGCTCGGCGCCGTCAGGCAGCTGCACGCGGATCGGGAAGTCGGCCTCCTGCTGGCGTGCCATGATTCGGGCGGCTCCGGCCATCTCAACTCGCCTTCGTCTTCGTGGTGGTGTGGGTGTCGACGGCGATGGTCGGGCTGGGGCCGCTGCCGCCGCCGTGGGTGTGGCTGTTGAAGACCGCGACGAAGCGTTCGTCGATCAGCTTGCGGACGGTGTCGGCGATGTCGCCCAGCGTGATCGCCGGCGCCAGCACCGCCACCGCGGTGTCGGACTGGACGCGGACCGGCCGGGTGCTGCTGATCTCCAGCAGGGTGGCGCGGTAGACGATGCGGCTGGCGCCGTCGCTGTCGCCGAACTCGCCGGTGCCGAGGTCCTGGATGCGGCGGGCGGGATCCTCGATCGCGATCACCACCTTGTGGTCGCGCGCACCGCCGACGCTGAGCATCAGCACCTCGCCGGAGGCCGGCAGGGCAGAGCGGCCGTAGGGAGCGAGGAACTCCACGTTCTGCGACGCCTCGCCCTCGAGAAGCTGCACCTGCACCAGGGCGCGGCGGCCGCGCAGCGGCGGGCCGGAGATGCGCCCGCGCGCCACGGTGGCGACCAGCGTGTGCCAGGCATGGAGAACGGCATCCCACATGGCGGCTACTGCGCCTGCGGATCGGGCGGGCGGAGCGACACGACGCCGGCCCACGGGTTGCCGCCGCGGCCGGCGGTGCGGCGCACGCGAACCGAGCCGGGGTCCGGTTCGTAGCCGTCCTTCGGGCCCAGCTCCAGCCGGGTGAGCCGGCCGGCCGGCCCGAGCTCGTAGGTGACGCCGGCAATCAGCATCTCCTGGTCGATGCGCGCCCACTCCGACCTGACCGGGACCATGCGGTTGACCCGCCACAGCTCGCCGCGCGCCTCGGCGGTGCTGGACTGGCGCCAGCCCTGCACGGTGACCTGGAGCTGGGTGCCCTGCGCGGCGCGGAACTTCGCCTGCCACACCGCGCGGCGCTGCGCGCCCGCCGCGTCGAGCGCGGACTCGGCAATCACCGTGTGCGGGCGGTAGCGCGGCACGCCCTGGTCGTAGGCGATGCCGCGGGTCTGGGTGGTCGCCTGGGTCTGCACCACGTCGGCGCCGGCGGCGTAGGCGGCGGCCGCTTCGCGCTGCTGCTCGACGCGCTGGGCAGGGTCGGGCGGGGTCGGCTCCGGGCCGGCGATCGTCCGGAAGAAGGGATTAATCGCGACGCCGCTCTGCACCTTCACGCGGTACTCGCTGAAGCGCTGGGCGCCGGAGAGGCGGGCGCGGGCGGCGAGGATGTTGAGGCCCTGGCGCAGCGCGTCGCGCGCCCGCTGGGTGCCGGCCTTGGTCAGCACCAGGCGGCCGCGCTCGTCGTCGGTGAGCAGCACGGCGCGCAGCCGGGCCAGCCGCTCGAGGAAGGCGAAGCCGGTCTCGTGGCGCTGGATGGTGGCGTCGGGGAAGGCGTCGCCGACATCCGCGTCGACCACCACCTCGACGCCGAACGGGCCGGCAACGGCGCGGGCGATCTGGTCGAGCCTGTAGCCGGTGAACTGGCCGCCCGGCAGGTCGGGCGTGCAGTCGATGATGTCCTCGGTCCTGGACCGGCCCTCGATCACCACGTTGTGGCTGCGGCCGTCGTAGCCGATGTCGGCGGTGTCGACGTAGCCGGTCAGCACCAGCTCGCCGGCGATGTGCAGGGTGCACGGGGTGAACGGCGCCACCGCCCGCGGCACGTCCTGGCCGAGCCAGCGCTCGGAAAGCGAGACGGTGAAGTCGCTCGCCATGGCGCGCAGGCGGCGGGAGATGCGCAGCGCGGTCCAGCCGAGATACTCGCGGCCGTCGATGCGCAGTGCCACCTCGTCGGTCGCCGCCGGGGCCGGGGCGGCGGCGGCGCCGGCCGGCGGGATGCGGCGGCCCTCCAGCAGGTCGGCCATCAGGCGCCGCCCTCGGGTGCGAGGTAGAGCCCTGCGGCCGGCATGAACAGCGGGTGCAGCGCGGCGTTGCGCGCGGCCAGCGCGTCCGCCTGGGCGGCGTCGCCGGTGAGCCGGTGGGCCAGCGCCAGCACCGGCAGGGAGCGCGCCAGGGCGTAGGTGGCGAGCCGCCGCAGCTGGCGGGCACGGGCGCCGAGGTCGGCCGCCACCGCCGCGCCGAGCTGCTGCCACGCGGCATAGGCCGCGTCGTCGCCGGCGTCGGCCGCGGCCTCGGCACGCGCGTCGATCAGGGCGGCGAGGCGGGCGCGCTCGCCGAGCGCGTCGAGGTCGCTGTCGAAGGCGCTCTGGGCGGCGATCGCCGCGATCTCCGCCACCGCGCAGCCGCGCACCAGGTCGCGCAGCGCGGTAGCGTTGGCCTGCTGCTGCACCCGATCGGGCGTGGCCAGCGTGGCGGGGTCGGCGATGCCGTCCCACTCCGCCAGGGTGGCGATGCCCGCGGTGCGGTCGCCGGGGATCGGCGCATCGAGGGCGGTCTCGCGCGCCGCGGCGAAGGTGGCGGCGACGGCGTCGGCGGTGGCGGTGGTGTCCGCGGGCGCGACGCCGGCGACGCCGGAGACCGCCTGGATCACCGCCGCGGCGGTGCCGACCGGCAGGCCGAGGAAGCTCTCGCCGAGGTCGGTCAGGGCGGCGCCGATCAGCCCGCTGAGGAAGCCGGGCCGGCCCTCGGCGACCGCGGCGACCGCATAGCCGAGCTTGACCGCGGACAGGGCGAGCGAGGCCGCCGCGAGCACGGTGGCCGCGGTGTCGGCCGTCGCGCCGACCAGGGACTCGGTGCCGGCGTCGACGAAGATCAGCCGGAAGGTGGCGATGCGGCCGGGCGAGAGCTGCTCGCGCACCGCGCAGCCTTCGAGCGGCTGCACCTGCAGCTCGCCGAGGTAGGGGTGCACCAGGGTGCCGGGGCCGGACTGGGCGAACACCGCGTCGATCAGCGCGTCGCGGCGCAGCGCGTAGTCCTCGCCGACGACGTAGCCCTCGATCGAGTGGCGCCGGGCGACGGCGCCGAGGTCCTCGGTGACCGGCGCGTCGCGCAGGGCGAACTCGTGCACCGCGGCGCGGCGGCCGCCGGCCATCTCGTGGCCCGATACCTCGAACGGGACGCCACGGAAGCTCGCCTGGAGCAGGCTGGCGCGCCAGTCGAGGCCGGGGATCAGCGGGCCGGCGAGGGCGGAGACGGGCAGCAGGGCCATGTCAGCGCGCCCGGTCGAGCGGGAAGGCCATACCGACGGCGGCGCCGTCGTGGTCCTGCACCACGCGCACGCCGGGGGTGTCGGCGGTGACGCCCATGCCGTCGGGCACGATGATGCGCAGCACGATCTCGGCCGGCGGGGCGGGCGGCGGCGGCAGCGGGGTGGCGGACGGCAGGCCCGGGTAGCGGTCGGGGATCGTCATGCCGGGGACCGGCGCCAGCGGGGCGCGCGGCGTTGGCACCGGGATCGGCTCGGCCGGCAGGTTGAGGCGCGGGCTGCGGATCTCCCCGCGCAGGAAGCGGGAGAAGGCGTCGCCCGAAGGCACCGGCCGGGGATCGACGCCGGGGCCGGGGATGTTGCCCTCCTGGAAGCCGTAGCCCGCGGCGGGCGAGCCGGAGCGCGGCGTGTCGCCCGAGAGCGCGAGCGGCAGGCCGAGGCCGAGCAGGCTGCGCATGCCGGCCATCGCGGCCACGGCGGCGGTGGCGGCGCCGGCGATGCCCTCGAAGGCGGCGACGATGCCCGCCGTCCACTGCATCACCTTCAGCCCGGCCAGCGCCAGCAGGATGGTTTCGAGGCCGCCGAGGGCCTCCACCACCTTGCCGATGTTGGTGGCCCAGCGGTCGAGCTGCTCGGCGCGCTCCGACCAGGGGATGGCGGCCAGGGCCTCGGCGATGCGCTGGATCCGCTGCGCCACCGCATCGGTGAACAGCTCGCGGTTGGCGGAGATCCAGGCGGTGAGGCCCTCGATCACCGGGTTGAGGATCGGCGCGAGCTTGGCGCCGAGCGACTGGCTGACCTGGTCGATGCTGTAGGTGAGCTTCTTCCAGTTCTCGTCGAAGGCGAGCAGCGCCTGCTGCTGCTGCTCCGACGGAAGGTAGGTCAGCCGCCCGAAGTCGCGCTGGATCGCCTCCAGATCGGCGCGCGAGCGGGTGAGCATGGTGATCAGGTCGGTGCCGCCGCGGCCCATCAGGGTGCGGGCGATCAGGGCGCGGATGGTCGGGTCGGTGTTGACCCGGAACGCCTTCATCACGTCCTGGAACACCGCGCCGGTGTCGCGCAGGTTGCCGCGGGCGTCGCGCAGGCTGATGCCGAGGGCCTGGAACAGGCCCAGCGCCTCCTTGTTGCGGCCGGTGGCGGCGCCTGCGATCGACACGTTGAGCTTCTCCAGCCCGCCGCGCAGCGCCTCCACCGGGGTGTCGGTCATCTTCGCGACGAAGGAGAGCTCGCGCAGCCCGTCGACGGTGAGGCCGAGGCGGTCGCTGAAGCGGGAGAGTTCGTCGTAGCCCGAGGCGACGGTGTTGGTGAGGGTGACCAGGCTGCCCAGCGCCGCGACGCCGCCGAGCCCGGCCAGCGCGGGGACCATCGAGCCGACCCGGTCGAGCACGCCGGCGAGCCGCTCGTTCAGCCGCCCCGCCACCTGCGACACGTGCTCGATCCCGCTGCGCATGCGGGTCCACACGCCGCCGGTGCCGGCGCCGACGCGCTGCGAGGCGCGGCCGGCGCCATCGATGCGCTGCGCCAGCCGGTCGACCTGCTGGCCGATCCGGTCGAGCACCGCCGCCGCGCGGTCCTGCGCGGTGATGGTGGCCTGGTAGGTGGCGGAGCCGCTCATGCTGCCGGCGCGCTCACTTTCGCGTCATCCGCTCGGCGGCCTCGCCGGCGGCGATCAGTTCGGGGATCGGAAGGCCGAAGATGAAGCCGGGCTCGCCGTAGAACCGGCCGAGCACCCAGGCCGCGGTCAGGAGGTCGGCGGGGTCGTGGGGGCCAAAAAACCCAGCACGACCCCCATCGCCGCGGTCAGGTCGAAGGGGTCCATCTGGTCGACCGAGGACAGCGGGATCCCTGCGAGGTCGGCGACCATGGCAGCAACGACGGCCATGTTCATCTCCCGCCCGCCGCCGGGCTGGATGACGAAGGGCAGGCCGTGCACCCGCAGGTCGCGCGCGGTCAGCGGGCGCAGGGTGAGGGTGGAGACCTCCTCGCCGTGCGCCTTGACCGGGGCGGAGAGCGCCAGCTCGACCGGCTGGCGGGCCATCAGACCACCTCCGTCACGTCGCCGGTGAAGCGGGCGCGGAAGGTGCCCTCCATGGCGTTGAGCTCGAGCGCGCCCTCGAACACCGCGTTGGAGACGCCGTAGACCTTGCCGTTGTTGAGCTCGATCGTGAGGTATTCCCCGCGCATCGCCTGGAACGCCTTGAGCGCGAGGCCCGGCGCGTCGGACAGCTCGGCCTCGACGTAGCTGATCTCCGGCGACTCGGTGAAGTAGGTGGTGCCGTCGGCATTGCGGCCGGCGCGCGCCGAGCGGTCGAACGGCTGGATCTGGAAGGACCCGCGCGCCCGGTACTGGGTGCCGTTGATCTTGACGATCGCCATGCCGGCGACGGGGAGGGCGTTGGCCACAGAGCAAACCTCCTGGTGATGGGGGGGAAGCGCAACCGTGTGGGCTTTCGCGACGCGAGAGCGCCGCTGACACCCACCGGCGCCGCGCGAGCGGCGCCTAGGTCCTGAACTGGTTCAGGACGGCGAAGACGCTGAGGCCGGAGGTGAGGATCGGCGTGTAGAGCACGTCGACCCGCGTGCGGTCGGTGGGGTGGCGCAGCACGCTGAGGCCCGCGGCGAAGGCCGTGGCGTCGTCGACCAGGCCGGCGCGCTCCAGCGCCTCGTAGTGCGTCACCAGCGCGCCCTTGATCAGCCGGGGCGTGACCACCGCGGTGCCGGGCCCGGCGCGGGTGCCGTCGTCCGCCAGGGTGTGGCGGGGATAGGTCTGGGTGACGAAGGTCTTGAGGCTGCGGGTGATCGCCATCAGCTGGTACATCCGGTGCGCGTCCAGGTAGGACTGGTCCGGCTGGCCGTACTTGTTGGTCTGGTAGGTGGTGACCGCGCGCTCGATCTGCACCGTGCCGTCGCGCAGCCCGACCACGGTGGCGACGCCGCTGGTCAGCAGGCTCTGCCGGTTGGCGCGGCTGAAGCGGCTCTGCTCGAGCGGGGCGAGGATGCCGTTGACGGCGAGCGCCTGCACCGGCCGCGAGGGGTCGGCCTTCAGTGCCTGGTGCGCCGCGGCGGCATAGGCCGCGGCCTGGCGCCACACCGGCGAGGGCGAGGCGTAGAGGCCGAACACCGTCTGGTGCTGGTTGTTGCGCGCGCCGCCGAAGCTGACCAGGTTGGCCGCGGTGTCGGCCTTGGCCGACCAGACGTGGCCGTAGGCCTGCGAGGCGTCGGACCAGCGGCCGGCGGTGTCGCTCATCAGCGTCTGGATCGCCGAGAGGCTGGTGGCGTCGGTGTAGGGCACCACGATGGCGTCCCACTCCTCGTCGTTCAGCGCCGCGACCAGGGTGGAGAGGTCGGGCTGGCCGGCGCCGCCGGTCGGCTGGGTGAGGGTGATGGTGAGGCCGGCCGGCGTCGCCTCGCCGCCCGCGGGGCCGGCGTGGTTGATGCGCAGGTCGAGCTGGTTGCCCAGCACGCCGGCGTGGCGGGCGGTGACCGGGACGTTGCTGCCGGCGGCCGCACCCACGTCCATCGGCATGGTGCGGTCGCTCTCGGCCGCGGTGCCGGCCGCGGCGATCGCGGTGGCCACGGCGGCGGCGGCGGTGCCGCTCGCCACGTCGACCGCGACGCGGGTGCCGGCGATGTAGAGCGAGAGCTGCCCGGCCTCGGTGGATGTGCCGGAGACGGCGATCTGCCCGGCCGCGGCGGTGCCGCCGGTCATCTCCACCGGCATCGCCCACAGCTCGCCGAGCGGATCGTTGGCGAGCGCGGCGTCGACCATGTCGGCCAGCATCGAGTGGCGGCCGAAGGCGTTGCGCGCCCAGGCGAGCGAGGGCACGAACACCGGCACGAAGGGCTGGGTGTTCAGCGACTCGCCGACCAGCAGGGTGCGCGGGTTGGCCTGGCCGATGCCGGCCCGGGTGTTGTCGAACTCGATGTGGAACAGCGGCACCCGCGCGTTCGCGGGGATCGTGCTGAAGCTGACGGCACCGCTCATGGCGCGGGGGTCCTTTCGGGCAGGAGGCGGGGATCAGGCGGTGGCGTTGCGCGCGCCGCCGACCGCGGGGCGTTCGCCGCGCATCGGCAGCAGCGGCATGGGCTGCGCCGGCTCCTCCGGCGCGGCCTGCGCCAGCGGATCGGGCTTGAAGTCGGGCAGATTGACCGGGACGTGGCCGGGGCTGAACTCCGGCGAGCGCGGGTAGACCACCGGCTCGCCGGCCGCCGGCGGCTGCGGCGCCGGCGCGGCGGCAGGCGCCGGCACCGGCTCCACGGCCTGCTGCACCGCGGCCTCGACCGTCGCCATGATCGGCTGGCTGACGCGGCGCGGCATCGGCACCTCGTTGCCGGCGGCGATCAGGAACTGCCAGATCCCCGCGGTGAGCTGCACGGTGAGCGGGGTGTCGGGCGGCAGGTCGGCGAGCTGCATGGGCGGGATCTCCGGCGGGATCGGCGCTCAGGCGCCGACCAGGCCATGGGTGGTGAGGTCGTCGATCAGCGCCTTCACGCGCTCGGCGAGCTGCTCGGTGGTGACGGTGGCGGTGGCGAAGGCGGTGCGGGTGGCGGTGCCGGTGGGCGCGCCCCAGCCGGTGCGGCGGCTGCCCACCACCTTGGTGGCGGCGACGCGGAGCTCGTCGACCTCGGTGGCGGCGCCGGGGTTCAGCGGCAGCGTCGCCGGCGTCTCGGTCATGTTGACGCGCAGCAGCGGGCGGCGGCGCATCGTGCTGCCGAAGTCGACATGCGGCGGCAGGTTCGGCGCGTAGCCGGTGCCCGGCGTGGTCGTGATGGAGAGCGGCGCCGAGAACATCGTCACCTCGAGGCCGCTGCCGCCGCCGGTCAGCACCGTCGTGCTGGCGCCGGCGCCGGACGGCGCGGTGTAGACGCCGGGCGTGACGACGACGGCGCCCTGCACGCCGCCGGTGAGCACCTTGTCGATCTGGATCACGCAGGGAACGCTGAAGCTGCCGCCGCCGAGCTCGACCTGGTCGCCGACCGCGAAGCCGGTGCCGGGGACGACGATGCTGCGCACCTCGGTAAGCTGGTAGGTCGCCACCGTGGCGGTGGCGGTGGTGCCGGCGCCGCCGGGCGGCGGATCGAGGGTGAGGACCAGCGCCCCGGACTGGTGGTCGAAGTAGCCGGGATCGATGATGTCGATCGAGGCGACCGCGCCGGTATAGGCCGCGACGCCGTCGCGCGTCTTGACCAGGGCCGCGCCGGCCGAGGCCGCGCCCACCGCTCCGGTGGGGCCGACCTGGAAGCCCGGCGAGCCGTAGGGCGCGACGGCCCAGGCGATGTTGCGGAAGTCGATCCCGTAGCCCGCCGCCACCGCGGGGCCGCCGGTGATGAACAGCTCCTGCGAGGCGAAGAGGGTGCTGGTGACGGTGTGCGGCCACCAGCCGCCGCGGCCGCCGAACAGCATCGCATGGCGCCAGCCGCCGGCGGTGCCGCCGGCCTGCATGCCCACCTTGAAGGCGGCATCCTCCTGCAGGCCGCGCACCGCGGAGTTGAGCCACAGCACCGCCTGGAAGCCGACCGCCCACAGCGCGCGGGTGCCGGCGTAGACGCCGATGTTCGTCTCGTTGCCGACCAGCGAGTTCCAGTAGCGGCCGGCGGACAGGCTGAGCCGGGCCGAGTCGTTGCGGGCGAACAGGTTGCCGGCGGCGCCGCCGACCACCCCGCCGGCCTCGAACTCGCCCTCGGCGAAGGAGGCGCCGGAGACCTGGAAGCTGGCGCCGCCGGCACCGGGACCCTTCACGTTCAGGCGGGTCCAGTGGAGCGTGCGCCCGCCGGCCCAGCCCGACTGCATCGAGGTGAAGTAGTCGAACAGCACGCCGCGCTGAAGCGTGTCGGTGTCCAGCCCGAACTGGTGCATGAAGTAGGAGGCGCCGGGATTGCCGGAGAAGTTGCCGCCCCAGCGGACGTAGGGGGTGGTCGCGCCCTCGAGGCTCAGGCCGCTGCTGAGGGTGAACACCCGGGGCGCGGGCAGGGACGAGCCGAGCGCGTTGCTGCCGATCTGCATGCGCGGCGCGTTGACGATGCCGCGGCCCTTGAGCACGAAGCGCGCGTCGACATCGGCATCCGTGCCGGCGGTGGTGAGGGTGAAGGGCGCGCCCGACGCGCCGCCGGCCACCGCGAGCGTGTTGGCCGCGCCGGTGCCGAAGGTGGCGCCGGCCAGGGTGGCGGCGGCCGAGGCGGCCAGGGTGGTGAAGGCGCCGGCGGCCGGGGTCGTGCCGCCGATCGCCGTGCCGTTGATCGCGCCGCCGGTGATCGCCACCAGCGCCGCGGCCTGCACCGCCAGGGTGCCGAGACCGAGCGCGGTGCGCGCATCGGAGGCGCTGGCGAGGTCGGCGAGGTTGCTGGCGGCCTGGAGCGCGCCGGTGATGCGGCTGTCGTTGCCGGCCGCGACCTGGCCGGCGGCGGTGCCGACGTCGCGCAGCGCGGCGCTGCCGAGGCCGAGGGTGGCGCGGGCGGAGGCGGGATCGGGCAGGTCGGCGAGGTTGGCTGCGCTGCGCAGCCACGAGCTCGCCGGCACGCGGACGGTGTCGCCCAACTGCACGACGGGCACCTGCTCCAGCCCGTTGATGGCGACGCCGGCGGCGAGTTCGGAGATGCTGGGCACCGGTCAGCCTTCCTCGGTGATGGTCGCGTCGGATTCGGTGAGCAGGTCGCCCCCGGCCTCGGTCTCGATCGGCAGGGCGGCGGGGGGCTCGGAGACGTCGATGGTGAGCAGCAGCTCGGGATCGTCGGTCGGCAGCGGCAGCGACCGGTCCTCGGGACGGACGGTGACGGCGAGGGTTTCCAGCGCGTCGGTCACCACCGGGTCGAACGCCTCGAAGTAGCGGCACTCCAGGGTGAGCGCGGCCTCGCCGAGGATGGTGTCGCTCTCGCCGCCGAACTGCATGGCGAGGCTGGTCTGCGTCACCTCGCGCAGCGGCGCGGCCATGAAGGCGACCGATGAGAGCAGCGCGTCCTCGATCTCGTCGGTCAGCGCGTCGAGCTGCGCGGCGCAGGCGGCGAGCACGGGGTCGCTGGCGCGGGCCAGCACCAGCAGGGTGGTGGTGGTGTCGTATTCCGGCGCGCCGCCGGCCGGCGAGGCGAGCTGCCGCCGCGTGGCGGTGGTGTAGACGGCGATGAACGGCAGCGAGTCGCTCGGGACGCCGGTGGCGCGGTTGGCCTGGATCATGGCGCCGGCCAGCGCGCTCGCCTCGTCCGCGGCGAGCGGCTGCAGCACGGCCATGGCGCGGTCGCGCAGCGTGGTGCGGAAGACGGCCATGCTCAGTGCGGGCCGTGCAGGTAGAGCTTCAGGTGGCCCATCGTGTCGGCGTGGACCTCGGCGATGGTGTAGCTGCGGCTGCGCACCTCGACGATCTCGTCCTGCGCGGGATCGCGGGCGAAGGCGGTGCGGCGGCAGCCGACCCAGGTGCGGAGGGTGATGGTCTCGATGCCGTCCTGGAACTTCGACTCCTGGGCGTTCTCCACGAAGATCGCGGTGAACTCGACCGGCGGCCCGTCGCCGGGCACCAGGCGCGCCGGCACCGGCTCGCCGAAGATCTCGGCGAGCGGCGCCAGCACCAAGGCATCGAAGTCGACCGCCACGGCCGCGCCGCTTCCTTACGTGTTCCGCGCGCTGCGCAGCACGTCGGGGCGGGTGCAGATGAACAGCGGATAGGCGCTGGCCTCGATCTTCACCCACTCGTCGCGGTCGCGGTCGAAGATGGTCCGGACGTAGACCGGCTTGCCCGGGGTGTTGACGAAGTCGAACGCCTCGTGCGGGGCCATCACCTCCTGGAACACGCCGGGCGCGCCGACCGGGAAGAACTTCGCCTTCGTGGTGGCGATGGCGATGGTGCTGCCGTCGTCCGACCCGCGGTAGTTGGTCCAGTCGATCCCGCCGAAGGTGAAGGTGCGGAACGCGCCGTCCTTGCGCAGGTCGGCCGCGGCCTCCCAGTTCTTGTAGGTGTCGCGCACATCGACGTGGTTGATGAGCTGGTCGTAGAAGGTGTCGCCGCACAGGGCGTGCACGCGGGTGGTGGGCAGGAAGGCGCCGCCCGAGGCGCGCTGCATCGCGCGCACGATGGCGGTGCAGGCGTTGCGCAGCGCACCGGGCGTCGGCGATGCGTTGTCGAGGTCGAAATCGACCTCGGCGGCCGCCGCCCGATCGAACTCGGTGAAGAAGTCGTAGATGGTGCTGCCGGTGGCATCGAGCAGGATGCCCTGGATGGCCCCCAGGCGCATGTACTCCTTGGTGTACTCGATGTTGCTCAGCAGGCCGGTCGAGCCGTAGAGGCGGCGGGCGACCTCGGACTGGGCGGCCATCACCTCCGTCTCCTCGCCGAAGGCGCGGATGCCGGCGATCTCCGATGCGTAGATCGTGTCCTCCTGGCGCAGGCGGGGGACGTTGAAGTTGCGCATCTTGCGCTGCTCGGTGGTGCGCTGGGCGCCCGGGCCGCCGCGCGGCGAGGTGGGGATCAGCGAGAGCACGCCGTCCCGCTCCTCCACCGCGACGGTCGGGGTGCGCACCGGCATCGGGTCGAAGATGTTCAGCGCACCGATGCCGGTGGGGATGTGCGGGTTGCGCTCGACGGCCGCCGTCATCGACAGCATCGAGAACGCATCCTGACGGAAGACGTCGATCAGCATTGCAGGGTTCCTTGTTCAGGTGAGGCGCGCGAGGCGCACTGCTGTTCAGGCGAGCCCGCGGCGCGGGCTCGCGCAGGACGATGCCCCCGCGCTAGCGCGCGAGGATGCCGCGGTCGGCGAGCGCGCCGCGGGCGGCGGCCTTGAGGTTCGCCGGGGTCGGCGTGGACGAGGCGTCGACCGCCGCATCCCACTTCAGCTCGGCCCAGTTGACCTCGGCGTTCCGGGCCACCACCGCCGCCGCCTTGGTGCCGGCGGCCGCGACCGTCACGGCGTCGACCAGGATCGCCGTGGCGAGCGCCGCGCCGAGCGCACCGGCGCCGGTGAACGGGATGTGGGTCTCGCCGGTGACCGCCACGGTGATGTCGAACCCGTCGCCCGCGACCATCGGGGTGCCGCCCACGGTGACGGTGAAGCCGAGCTCGCCCGAGTAGGCGGTGCCGGTGGCGCCGGCCTGCAGCAGGTTGTCGCTGGGATCGAGCAGGTTGAAGGTGGTGGCGGTGAGGAACTCCACCCGGTAGCGGCCGGACTGGGCGCCCGGGCCGAGGGTGACGGCGGAGATGGTGGCGTTGCCGGTGTTGCCGGCCTGCGCCACCGCGGTGGCGGTGCCGGTGCTGGCCTTGCCGAGCACCAGGCCGGCCGGGAAGGTCGCCTCGGCGCCGCCGGTGTTCGACAGGGTGATCGTGTCGCGGGAGCCGGTGCCCGGCGCCTCCGAGACCAGGAAGCCGCCGCGGTGGCGGGTTTCGGTGAGTGCAGCCATGGGTGGGGTCCTTCAATAGGGGGGCAACAGAGGGGAGGGGCCGCGCGGGAGGCCGTGGCCACCCCGTGCGGGGCGGCTACTTCCGGTTGAACCTCGCGGTCGCGCGGTCCCAGCCGGCGGCCATCGCCTGCTGGGTGTTCCCCGCCGGCTGCCCGCCGGGGCCGAGGGTGGGCTGGGCCTGCCCGCGCATCCGGGCGGACAGGCCGGAGCCGCCGCCGAAGCTCGGCGCGGCGTCCATCAGCTTCAGCGCCTCCTTGCGGCCGAGCGTGGTGGCGAAGGCGAGCTGGGCCGCGAACTCGGTGTTCTGCGCCGCGTTGCGGTGCGAGAAGATCGCCGCGCAGCGGGCCCGCTCGCGCCGGCGGGCGCGGGCCGCCGGGGTGTTGCCGCGCATCTCGGCCTCGTCGCAGTCGCAGTCGGGGTCGTCGGGATCGCAGTCGCAATCCTCGCCGTCCATCGCCTCCTGCTCCTCCTGGCCCGGCTCGGGGTCGCCGGCGGCGTCCTGCTGCCGGTCCTGCTCGCCCTCGGCGCGGCGGGCGCGCTCCTCCTCCGTCCCCTCGGCCTGGTCCTCCTCCGCGGGGGCCGCCTCGGCGCGGCGGCGCGGCAGGCCCATGCCGATGCCGAGGAAGGCCGCCGCGGCGGCGAGGCGGCTGGACGAGGCGGGGGCGCCACCGGGCGCCCGCGCGGTGGCGGGTGTGGGCATGGTGTGATCCTCTGATGGTGGTTGGACTACGCCGGCAGCGCAGCGCGAGGCGCAAAGGACTTCGCGCGAGGCGCCACTTCTTCGATGTTCGGCGCGCTATTCCAGCTGCGCCGCGAGCTCGGCGAAGGCGGCGTCGGGGGCGGCGACGGCATCGGCGAGGCCGGCATCGACCGCCTGGCCGCCCTGCAGCGTGGCACCCTGGAGCGCGCGCAGGCGGGCCGGCGGAACGCCGCGGTTGCGGGCCACGGTGTCGATGAACAGCGTGGTCACCGCCGAGATGTCGGCCTGGATCTGCGCCCGCGCCGCATCGGAGAGCGGCTCGTACTCGTTGCCCTCGGCCTTGCGCTCGCCGTCGCGGATCAGGGTGACGGCGACGCCGGCGCCGCTGAGCGCCTTGGAGAAGTCGACGTGCAGGCAGATCGCGCCGATCGACCCGGCGCCGCCGGTGCGCGGCACGGCGATGCGGTCGGCCGCGCTGGCGATGGCATAGGCGGCGGAATAGGCCGCCTCGTTCAGGACGGCGTGGATCGGCTTCACCCCGCGCATGGCGTGGATGGTGTCGACCAGGTCGAAGCAGCCGGAGACCTCGCCGCCGGGGCTGTCGATGTCCAGCACGATCGCCTGCACCTCGGGATCGTGCAGCGCCTGCAGGAACACCGCGCGGATGCCGTCGTAGCCGGTCATGCCGGAATAGGGCCGCAGGCTGCCCAGCCGGTGCACCAACGTGCCCTGCACCGGCACGATGGCGATGCCGCCCAGCACCTCGTAGGCGCGGTCGATGTGCGGCTCGCCGGCGTCGTAGGCATCGAGCGCCACGCGCTCGCCGCCGGCGCGGAACAGGTGGGCGATGCCGAACCGGTCGGCCAGCGCCGCCATCACCACCTCCGCCTTGCCCGGCAGGATCGCGAGCGGGACGTTGAACAGCCGCTGCGCCAGGTGGGGGAAGCGCGGGGTCATGCGGGCACTCCTTCGCGCTCGGCGTCGCTGGTGCCGCGCATGTCCATGCCGGACCAGGCCGGCGGGGTGAGGCCGCGGGCGCGGAACGCCTCGACCTCGATCGCGCGCTGGTCGAGCTGCTCGCGCCAGTCGGCGCCGCTGCTTTCCGCGCACACGTCCTGCATGGTGTCGAAGCCGGCCTCCATGCCCATCACCGCGCCCTGCCGCTCCTTCACCGGGTCGATCCAGCCGCGGCCGGGACCGATCCAGCGGCAGCGCATGTAGGCCGCGCGCCACTGCATGAACGGCGGCGCCTGGCGCGGCAGCGGCACGCGGCCGCGGTCGATCGCCTCCTCGAGGAAGGCGCCGTAGATCGGCGTCGCCGTGCCGGTCGCGAAATCCTGCCGGCGGCGCTGCAGCGTCTTCCACATGTCGAGCAGGCTGGCGCGGATGCTCGAGTAGTTGGCCTTGGAGTAGTCGAGGCTGACCTGCTCGGCGCTCTGGCCGGTGCCGGCGGCGACGTTGCGCAGCATCGCGTGCTCGAACAGGTCGAAGTTGGCCGAGGGGGCGCCGGGCGGCAGGCTCTGGATGGTCTCGCCGGGGGCCAGGGTGGGCAGCCGCACGTCGCCGATCATGGCCGGCCGGTTGCTCGACCAGTCGCGGCGGAGCTGCTGGTAGTAGGACAGCTCGGGGTCGTTCTGGCCGTCGCCGATCTCCAGCGCGTTGCGGATGTCCGCGGCGTCGTAGGGCGAGGTGACGAAGGTGTTGATCACTGTCTTGAGCAGGGCCTGCTTCAGCTCGGCATGGTCGTACTGGCCGAGCAGCCGCATGCGGCCGAGCACCGGGGCCAGGATGGACACGCCGCGCGACTGCTCGTGGCGGTCGGCGTCGCAGTCGTGCACGACGATCGGGCGGCCCCACGGCGTTTCGCGCGCGACACGGTCCCAGGTCATCGCCCCGGCGGCGCCGTACCAGTCGTTCGGATAGGCGCGGCGGACGTGGTAGGCGACCGCGGCGCCGCGGGCGTCGATCTCGATGCCGTTGCGCAGGAACTCGGTGTCGGGCCCCTCGCCGGGGTTGCACACCCGGTCCGGCTCGATCATGTGCACCGTGGTGGCGTAGCGCGAGACGCCGGATGCGACCTGGTCCTCGTCCCAGGTCAGCACGGCGAAATTGTCGCCGTCGACCAGCTTGTGACGCAGCGCCAGGCGGAACAGCTGCACCATGGTGCTGCGGCGGCGGGCATCGCACCAGCGCCCGGGATCGTCCGCCCACATGCGCCACTCGGCCTCGGCCGCGGCGGCGAACTCCTCCGCCCACCGCGCATCGAAAGCCGGGGAGACGCTGCGCAGCGCGAGGTAGTCCGGCCGCGCCACCAGGCGGAACACCGAGCCGATGGTGTTGTCGAGCGGACGGGTGATGGCGCCATGCGCCCAGCCGTCGTTGCGCACCAGGTCGCGGGTGCGCGCCACCATCCGGTCGCGGTCGCCGGCCACCTCGGAATCCGGCGAGCCGAGGCGCGGCTGCCAGCCTGCAAGGTCCTGGCTGGTGAGGCTCGCCGCATCGTAGGCGCCGGCGCCGCCGCGATAGCCGCCGGCGTAGGCGAGGGCGCGCGCAGCCCGAAGCGCGGCATTCGCCGGCAGCGCAGCGCGAGGCGACGACACCATCGGCATTCCGAACTGGTCGACCAGGCGGGCGGGAGATTCGGGCATGGCGCTACCGGAACAGGACGGAGATGGCGCGGCGCTGGAAGGCGGGATTCGTCGGGTCGATCGCCTGCTGGAGCTGGCGGATGTAGAGGCGCAGGCCCGGCAGGTCCGCCTGCGAGTACTTCACGGTGCGGACCCCGTCGCCCTGGCCGTAGCTGGCTTCGGCGACGCGGCGGCCGATCGTCAGCTCGTGCAGCGCGGTCTGCGCCGCCGACAGCCACGTGCGCAGCGTGGCGACGTCGACACCGGACAGCTCGGGGGGCGCATAGGTGCCGGACATGGGAACTCCGAGGTGGCGATGTCCACACGCGCCGGCAGCGCAGCGCGAGGCGCCTGTGATCTATGCGTAGCGCGACACGCCAAGGCGGCGCGCGGCGGGGTTGAAGGCGGCCGGCAGCGGGGCGCCGGGCAGCGGGGGCGGCCGGCCGGGCAGTGCCGCTGCCTCGGCCAGCTTCGCCGCGGCCTCGGCGGCGGCATCGGCCGGCAGCACGCTGGCGTTGCGGTCCCACTCGGCGGCCCACAGCGGCGGGCGCTCCCAGTCGATCCGCGGCAGGCCGTGCAGATGGGCGACGACATGGGTGCCGACCATCAGGTCGAGCGGCTCGTTGCGCACGCTGCGCAGGTGCTTCCACACCCCGTTCGCCTGCCGGTCCTCGGCGAGCAGCCCGTCGAAGAACGGATGCGGCGGATCCGGCGCGCGCAGGCCGGCCGGGATGTGCACCGCCCAGGGACCCGGCTCGGCCACCGAGAGCTGGCCGGTGAGGTCGTCCTTGAAGGTGTTCGCGTTGAACTGGCCCTGCGGGACCAGGTGGCCGCCGGTGACGCGGCGGTCCTTGCGCTGGCTGTCGGGCTTCACGACCACAAGCCGCGGCGCGTTGGGGCCACCGAGGCCCTTGAGCGGCAGGATGTTCCAGATCTCGCGCCCCGAGGCCATGCCCAGCAGGCGGGCCTTGCGCGCCTGGCGCCAGCGGCGCCACGCGTCGTAGGCCTGCTGGGTGGAGCCGGCGGGTCCTGACAGGTCGACGCCGGCGCCGCGCACCGCCATGGCGCGGCCGGAGCCGTCGGCCAGCGGGAAGGTGGCGCCCAGCAGGCGCGCGAACAGGCGGTCCCAGTCCTCGGCGCTGCTGGTGGTCTCGGCCGGCATGCGCTCGTGCGCGACGATCCAGGATTCGCCGCGCTGGCCCCAGCCACGGAACAGCAGCTCGAAGCGGTTGCCCTGCACGTCGGCGAAGGCGGTGATGAAGCGCACGCCGGGCTGGACGATGCCGAGCGGGATCTCCTCCGCCCGGTCGGCGATGGCGTTGGCATCGAGCGTGCCGACCTTGCGCGGCGGGGTGTAGGGGACGCCCCACTTCTTGGTCATCACGTCGCGCAGGGTGCGCTCGGAGGCGTCGTCGTCGGCCGCGGCGAAGGCGCGCTCGGCCTCCACCGTGTCGCGGGCCAGGGCGCCGATGCCGCCGCGCGCCAGGGTGGACATCGGGCCGACGATCCAGAAGCCGGCGGTGTCGGACGGGCGGGGCTCGCCCTCGATGCGGCCGTCCTCGTCGATGGTCTGGCCGGCGTGCACCCAGCCGCCCCATTCGCGCAGCGCGCCGATGTTCATGGCGCGACGCTCGTGGTCCTCGATCAGGCAGCCGGAGGACGGGCACAGCAGGCGGGCGGAGCGGGCGATCTCGTCCAGGCTGGCATCAGGGTCGTAGTGCAGCGTCATCACCCGCCCCGCGGTCGGGTTGGGCGAGGAGACGGCGCCGCACTGCGGGCAGCGCCACCACCAGGTGCCGCGGGTGGAGCGCTCGTAGACCTGCATGATCCCGCCGGTCCAGCCGGCCGGGTGCAGGCCGGCGGCGCGGTCGGGGTGGCCGATCGCCAGGATCATCGACTCGGAGCCGAACGTGGAGCGGCGCACGTCGAGCTGGGTCATGATGCCGGCCACCGAAGGGTCGAAGGCGTCGAGCTCGTCGGCGACGATGCGCGGGGCGGCGCGGCTGATGGTGTTGGACGGCGCCGCGACCATGAAGTGCACGGACATGCCGCGGAAGCGCTTGTACTGCTGGGTGTCGGCCGAAGGATCGGGATCGAGGCGAGAGCGCATCACCTCGTGCATCGCGATGTTGCGGTCCACCCGGTCCTTGACCTGGTCGCGCATGACGCGGTCCGTCTGCATGTACCACAGGAAGTCGGCAGGGTCGGTGCCGACGGAGTGCAGCAGCCAGTTGTGCGCCACTTCGGTTTTGCCGCACTGGCCGGGACCGACCAGGCAAGTTGTGGTGTAGAGCCGGTCGGTCAGCGCCTCCATGGGGCCGCGCAGGTAGGGCGCCTCCTCGTCAGACCATTCGCCGCTGTAGCCGCCGCCGGAATTGAGAACCATGCGCGGGCAGGTCAGCGCGTAGTCGGCAACGCTGATGCGACGGGGCGGACGGAACGCCTCGATGCTGCGCAGCACCAGGGCCCGGGCATCGGCGAACGGCGGCGGGGCGGCGGGGTCAGACAAGGCGGCGGGCGTCGGCGGGAGATGCGGTGGCCAGCAGCTCGGGCGCCTGGTCCACCAGCTTCTCCTGCAGCTTGGCGAGGCGCGCCTCGTAGACGCGGGCGAGCTCGTCCGACCAGTTCTGCTCGCGGGCCATCTGGCGGAGGAAGTCGCGCAGGGCGGCGCGCCAGGTGCCGAGCATGATGGTCAGGTCGTTCTCGACGTCGACGACGCGGACCAGGCCGCCGGCCTCGATCGCCTCCTTGCGCAGCTTGGCCCGAAGCTCGACGGCGGCGAGTTGATCGCGGAAGGAGAGGCCTGGGGCCGGGATCTCGGCGGGCTGGAGATCCAGCGGCAGCACGAGCTGGGCGAGCTGCTCGTCGCGGGCCGCCTTGCTTGCCGCCTCGGCCTCGCGCTGCGCCTGCACGAACGCGATGACGGTCGCCAGGTCGAACTTCCATTCCACCCCGTTGGTGCCACGCTCGACCACCGGGAAGTCCTGGTAGCGATCGATCAGCGCACCCATGGTCGGCAGCGAGACACCAAGCCGGCGTGCCAGCTCGCGCTTATTCA